ATGCTTGATGAATCCATAATGCACAAAGACAGTCCCAAATTTGGATAAACATACTTTTGCATTATGGATTCATCAAGCATTGAGGTGGAAGATTTTTCTGAATGTGAAGAATGGTCAGTTGATTTTGATCAGATGGTCAAGACTTCTTCTATTGGTTTCATTAAAACAGGAGATTTAGAAATTCCTCTTCATCATTCTTACCCTTCCCAGATTTCACAATTAGAATTAATACCCTATGAGATTAGGAAAGTCAACACTGGAGAGTTTGAACTACTCTATCAATCTGAACATATTGGTTCAAGAATAAGCACAGGTAGTAGCATTAAAGGTGAGAAAATAAGTTTTAAGAGTGGTAAATTACTCAAATTTGTTCATGATTATGTCTTTGGATGCTTGGTTTCTGGTACTGATATTAAAATTTCAAGCAAGATACCAGGAGTCCATTCTGATCCTGGTTCTAGAATGACTCCTGACTTCATATCAGCTGTTGAAGGAGGATTTTCAGTGGTGGAATTTGCTACTACAAGAGGTGATCCGATACTTGCTTACATGAATAAGATTAATAAGTACTCCATAGTTCTACAGTCTATATTGAATACATACAATGAAGGTAAAGAGGCTGAAAACTGTATTGGTATTTCTCTTTTTGTAATAGTTGTTGGTCAGAATGAAATAATTTCAAACATGTCTCTCTCTCAAATGATCAGAGATGAGTTATCCTATAGATTTAAAATGGCTATATCTATAAATTCTAATCTTAGAGAAGAAGGCATAATTTCAAGAGAATTTAATGAGAGTGATGACCTTTTAATAAAGAGAATGAAGCAATTTTTTCATAGATTTAACAGCGATCCTAGATTTATTAATACTCGTACTGATGAGTGGAGTGACAAGAATTATGAGAAAATGATGGAAGACCCTAATTCAAAAGAAATGGCAAACATAGAAAAGGCTATCTTTGAAAAGTCATATGAATCTGCAATAGGAGATATAAATAACTTGAAACCAATTGGTAAAGACAAGAAAGAGTTGGATTCTATTTTAGAAGCACAAAGCATATCAAAACATAATGATTTTGAAAATGAGTACTTGAAAATTAATGAGGAAAACATGAGAGATGATATGAAAGCAATGGTTCAATTTCCACTAATTGTTCCAATTTTGATAAATGGGAATAGATCTTTATCTGTCAATTTATTTAAGGATATAGCTCCACTTTTAGGCTCAGAGATATTAGAAGCCAGAATGTGGTCTGAGGCTATATTGGACTCAAAATGCAACTCTGATAACTTTCCGCAAATTGATGATGATAACATTCTTGATACTTTACTTACTTCAGATGTGACTGCTTTCCCTCAGCAGTTAGAGGATAATATAAAACAGGTATCAAATGTTGTCTCTAAAGTTACTATGAATAGCAAAATGCAAAATACATTAAGAAATTCATATCAAAGAATAATTATAGATTTAACTAAAGAAGAAGAGAAAGAGTTAGCAAAAGGGGGCATTTATGGAAAGAAATATTCAAATTGTCCCGAAGTTAAAGAAGATCGGAAGGAAAAAAAGAGATTCTTTGATATTAAGGACACTTTGACTGATGATTTAGATGATTTGTTGGAAGATCATGACTTCTTATTCACCTTCTTCAATTCCAATCTTGAATTAAACAATACTCTTAGAGGAGTAATTGATTTAATACAGGCTGGATGGACTGTTCATAAGGAGAAGAACATGACAGGCAATCTAATATTAGCATTAGACTCTGTCTGCAAGACTCCTTATTTCCATTTTTGCAAATTTATATCTGATGTTGCTGTTGAAATTAGTATTAGTTTAAAGCAAAATTGCTCTAGAAGGCAGTTCATCTTAAAGAAGTTGAAAGATTGGAATGTTTGGCTACTGATCAAACCCACAAAGTCAACTTCACACATTTTTTACAGTCTTCTTGGGTTAAATAAAGAAGTTGTTTTTGAGTCTAATAGTAGTGTGTTCAAAAAGGTCTTTAAAGTTGGAGATTATTGGATCACTCCTTTTGTTTCATCAAATATATCTAAACTAACTAACTTATGCCTATGTGAAAGCAGAGCATTTGGTATTCTATCTTTTTGGAGTCATGCTTCAAAAGTGGCACCTTTTAAATTGACTTCAGATGCAATTCATAGTGTTAAGTTGACTGATTTCCAAACTGTAAAGTCTTTAATTAAAGATGGATTTCTTCTGCAAGAAGACTTAACAAAGGCTTTTGATTCTTATTTCATGACCATTGTTAATCTATTAGTGTCATTGATTGATAAAACTGAAGTGGAGGAAGAGATCACTAAGACAAGATATATTGTAATGGAATCCTTAGTTGAATGGCCTTTAGTTCCTGATGTAAATAAGATGCTTTCAAAAACTTGCAACCATTTCAAAAGTAGATTCACTTTATGGCTCTATAGGAAGCATAGGAACTATACTGTCTATTTATCATCTAGACCTATCAAGTTAATTAGTGAGAAGGTGTGTGGATTGACTTTAACAAACTCTCATCTGAGATGGGTTGGTTTCCGAAATCCTTACTTAGATAAGCCAATATCTGACATTCAATTGGTGATAAATTTGTTTTATTTAGGATACATAAGAAACAAAGATCAATATCCTGAAAACAATACTCTCTCAAAGTTATATAAGAAGATTTTAGATTTGGAAGATAAATTTACTGCTGAAGTTAATTCTAGAATTGGTAGAATTGATAAACCTTTATTCAGTGGAACAAGACATGAATATAACATAACTATAATGAAAAGTGCTACTGATTTTTGCATTAATAATAGACTGATTAACAACAGAGACTATTTAAGAGAAGTGGAATTGCAAATGGCAGATTTTTTATGCAACTCGAATATAGAAGACTCCATGACAACTTTGAAAGCCAGCAGCAGATTTGGCCCTAGATACTATAATAGGGATGAAGTAAATTCAGATTATTCTAGGATTAAAGTAATAGAAGCTATACAACCTTATATAAAAGATGATAAGGTTTTTTTGATAGATGTTATAGAGGAAGTGTATCCTGAAGTGTTCACACAAGACTGCTTACATATTGATATATTTCAGAAGAATCAGCATGGTGGTTTAAGAGAAATCTTTGTTTTAAGCATTACAAATAGAATTCTCCAATATTTTATTGAGACAGTATCAAGAATTTTATGTGGTTCCTTTGAGGGAGAAACCATGACGCATCCTATAAACAAAAAGATCATTCCTGAAAATCATCAAAAGAAAACAGCCCTCCAATTCAAGAGTGGCTTCATAACATTATGTACTTCAGCAGATGCATCAAAATGGAGTCAAAATCAATATTCCCATAAGTTTGCAATAATGCTATATAGATTCCTCCCAAGATACATGCATAATTTTATTAATAGAATACTAAGGTTATGGCAGAATAAGAAAATCTTAATCAATCCACTTTTATTAAAAATGTTTGATACTAATCCTAGATGTCTATTTTATGATGATATAATTCAAACTATGTACAATGGTTATCATGGTCATGAGAATGTTCCATGGATCAGTAGTAGATCTCCATATATACGAGTCAAATCAGGTATGATGCAAGGTATATTACATTATACTTCTTCTTTATTCCATTCAGTTATTAATGAATATGTTCAAGCATTAATGATGAAAAGGTATGTTGCCATGGTTGAGGTGATGAGTAAAAAATACATGAAAATTTCCAGAGTTAAACCAGTTATATCCATGATGCAATCTTCTGATGATTCTTGCATGATATATTCTGTTTCTGTTAATGATCTAAAAGACTTACATTATCAGCAAATGATTGCAGCAACAATGCAAATGTTTAAGATTTTTTTAGGGGAGGAAGTAGCTATAATAAATTCTAGCAAATCTAGTGTCAACACAAAGTTTCTATTTGAATTCAATTCTAATTTTGAATTTGGCAGTAGTCACTATAAACCTGATATTAAACATGTATTTTCTGCAAACCTGATATCTGAAGAAGAACTCCTGGCTGCCAGACAAGAAGAACTAAGTACTTTGTTAACTATCTATCTGGAGTCAGGTGGTTACACTTATATAGCAAATTTCTTGCAAATAGGGCAAGCTCTTTTAAATTATAGATTGCTTGGATCTAGTACAACAAATCTTTTTGATACTTATGTATTACTTATTAGGTTTTTACCAGATCCAGCGTCAGGTTTCTTTCTAATGGACAACCCTCTATGTCCAGGCATCTGTGGATTTAAATATAATCTATGGAGCATCTGTCAAGAGAAAAATATGAGTTATCTATATAAATATTATTTAAATGAAATTGTAAGAACACATGAGAATAATGAGAGTAAGAAAGTAATAGAAGCAACACAAAGTGGAACTTTTATGCAAACAACAAAATTATCATATGGTAATAGAGAAAAATGGATGAGATTGGCATATAGAATGAATCTGCCAGAAGATTGGAAACAATATTTTGAAACTAAACCCAATGTTTTGTATAGAAAAGGTCTCACAACTGAGGAGTTTAAGAATAGAGTAGCAATGAAGATGCATTCTCCAGGTGTTGCATCTTCACTTAGCAAAGGAAATTGTGTATCAAGAACCATTTCTGCTAGTTGTTTTATTTTAAAAGTCCGCTCCCTTAGTAATGAGACTTCTTGGTTAGATCCTAAGAAAACTTTTCATGATAGATTCACATTACTAGAAAGTCTTTTGGATTCTATAACAAATTTTGGAGAAGAAAGTTTAACCTCAGAAGATCTAAAAAAACTCTTCCCCTTTGCAGAGAGTTACAGAGACACACACACCTTATTGACATCAATTAAAATATCAAATAAATATCAAACTCATTCAGTAACATATAAAAGAAATTTGACTGATATATACATGTTTGAGAGTGCAAGTTTTCCATTTGAATCTCCAGCCACCCTAATACCATATGTATGGTTTGGCCATATGGATCCAAAAATAGAGAGACCTAATTACTCTGAATCTACCATTAATCAGTTGTTCCAAAAATTAGTTTTGATGATACCATGGTTGGATAGAGATCCTGAAGTAAGTTTGAAGAAATCACCATTTTCTAATCATTTAGAATTAAAAACATGGATTGAGAAATTGGGTACTTCAGTTAGGACTGTTAGATTACTAGGAGCACCAATATCTACAAGAGCAGGTTTGTCTTCACTACCAACATTAATCTTTCAGAATTTTGCTTGCAGTTACAAATTAATTATTGAAGGTGAACATAAAATAACAAAGGTAAGAGCAAGTTCTATTAACTTAAAGCATTACCTTCTTTTAGCTGCAACCATGCCAAACTTGACACATGATGAAACTGCTGCTTTGATGAAATATTTCTTAAATGAGTTTTATTGCGATCTCAAAGAAGACTCTAGAAGCTTCAAGAGAAAGAACAATTCTCTTTTCATCATGGCAGCTTTTGCATCAAAATCTATGGATATTCTAGGAATATTGAATAAAGTAAGGACTTTAAAATCAGGAGTTATTGGTGGTTTTACTAAAAGGCAAAAAATGCTAACAAAAGAGGGAGATCAGAAAATTTATACTGGCGAAGGTGAGTGGATAGGGATGATTGATGGTAAGAAGATTAAACTGGTAATGTTTGGGGATGGGGTTTCTAATAAATTGATGAAGGTTTACATGAAAGAGCCTTCTGAGCTCAACAATATTTATTCACCACTAATCAATCTCCTGCAAGAACTGAATATTGAAGTTAGCTCTACTAGAGTTAGACCCATATATGATACTAAGATTTTCCTATCAATGAGAGGATTATCACATGATAATGGAGTTCCTATATACAGTGAAAAGGAAGAGAATATCCCCTTTGATTTAGATCAAGATTGGACATTAAAACTAGATTGGTCAGGATATAGTCTTAGACTTCAGCTTGTTAGAAGTTGGAGATATAAGAGTCCACAAAGAGCAAGGTTTGAATGCCTACCAACTACCTCAAAAGATAGCAGAGATGAAGAAAGGAGAATAATACAAGATTATGAGAGCCCAATAACCATCTTAAATTATGTCCCACATGAATCTGATTTGATGATGGAAGGAATCATTAAGAGTTCAAAGGTTACTAGTGAGTCAAAAATTGATGGTGTTGAAGGTCTTTCAGATTTAGAAAAGAAATGGCTAGATTATGAACCTTTAGATTATGGTCAGGCTTTGGCATTTATGGATGAAGTTTACAGAAGATTTGTCGAAGTCAGAGATGAGCAAGCTAGAGAAGATTTTAAGAAATTTTCAGAAAATTTGAGATCTTTACTAGGATCAAAAAATGTAAGAAGGAAAACTAAAATGAGTTTAATATCTACTAAGGCAATGATTCATAAGCCTGAAGAATCTAGGGAAGTTTTAAAAGAGGTAATGGACTTAACAGTTGATGATGATTTCATACATGACCTTTTGGAAGAAATAGGAATGGAGAAAACTGATGAAGAGGAAGAGAGCGAGGAAGAGGATAGATATGAAACACAAGGAGTTTTCCCAGATCTAGAGGATTATATGGGTGAGGCTGAACAGCTGATAGAGTCTTTATCCAAACCAACTGACATTATCCGAAACAGAAATTCCAGAGTCTTTACACAACATCCTCTTTTGAAAAGATATGCATCACGATTATTGGAAGAATTTCCAGTCAAAAAGATAAGAAAGATGTTTGAGGATTTGACCATTGAAGAAAGAGATTCAGAACATAAGTCAGCTATTTGCATTTTCAATGAAATAACAAAGAATGAGATAATTATAAAGGATGCTTATTATAAAAGAACAGGGATCACATACTGGAGAAGTAGGAGATTTTAAAATTACAACAAAGCTGTAATATATTAGATCTCTCAGATGAGTTTCCTAAAGCATAAAGTCATTGAAAGAATGGATTGTCTTATAAAGATGTGTATCAATCTTATCATTAGTGTTGACTAAACTATTTTTCCATCTTATCC